GATTTGCTGCAGCCATTATTCCTGGACCTCCGCCTGTAATTACTCCGAATCCTTCACATGATATAAGCTTAGCAAATTCTCTTGCTTCGTTATACCATTTACTACCTTGTTTTGTTCTTGCACTTCCGAATATCGATACACATGGTACATCTATTTCATTAAAAGTGTCAAATCCTTTTGTAAATTCTCCTTGAATTCTTAGAATTTGCCATGCATCATCTGCTTTATTTTTCATCTTGTTTGTATTTATTCGTTAGGGTAATTCTTACCCCAAATGTGACGTGTTGTTTCTGCGTTTACGATAACATCCTCTGTTGGATGTTTTGCTAAATTAAATGCTCCATCAAAGATCCAAGTATATGGAATTCTTTTAGTGGGAGATTTAATACCATGACTGATTGCGATGTGTTTGTAAAAAAAACATGTTTTATCCTCTACATTTAACATCGTTTGAGTAGTCATTGGATTACTTGGATGATCTGATAAAACTTGCATTTGTCTAATCCATTCTTCAGCATGTTTATTCTCTGCTATAAATTGACCATCTTCGTCAATTGAGTATTTTACTTTACCATTTAAGTTTGGTCCTCCAAAGATTTGCATCATACCATCAAAATGTCCAGTTCCACCAAAAAGCACTGATTCTGGATCAACTAGATCCGGTCTACTCATTGCAACATATCTTGCAGTGTTTTTACATGGATATAATGGACTTCTAAAGTTTTGATGTTCTTTAAAATAAGCTTCTAATATTTTAGCAAATTCCATCATAGTGTATGGTCTTTCTAAATTCTCTAAAATATGAGCCATATCTTTGGCTGCTTTTTTAGGTCCTTCTAATAACCAATCCTTAACTATTGTGCCCTTTGGATAATATATTTGAAATAGATCATTACGAGCATGTCTGTTTTCAACAAAGTGTTTTCTTGTTTTTACTTCACCGTCATTGATCAATCTATTAATAGTTCCCCAATGTTCATTACTAAAAGAAAATACTATTGTATAATATAATAGCTTTTCTAAATCTGTTTCATGTTTCATCATATAACAATATGGATGTTCATGCCAGTGTAATCTATGTGAGAATATTTGGTAATCTTCTAAAAGTAAGCTGTCTTGTCTCTTATCAAAAGCATGACAGAATTCAAAGAATTTATCAAATCTTTCTTCTTGAGTCCAATCCTTCATCCAACTTTCCATTGGTTTTCCCTTTTTCATTAGGATTTCAGAAGTGCCTTTATATGATATATTGTGTTTGTTCATTTTGTCATTTCCGTTAAATTCAAACAAACTATTTTTTAAAAAGTTTGCATTACTTGAACCATTTTTTGGATTAAATTCAATTATAAGTTTCGTATCCTTTTCCAATTCTTGTTCTTTATTCATATGTCGTTGGTAGTATACTATTTATTTTGCTTTTATATTCGGCGGCCGTTAGGTTAACAGATGCTATAACTTTGTCATCTGATGGAAATGATGTGATACCATTGAATGTGTCTACTAGACCTAATTCTAACATCGCTTTCTGTCTTCCATATGGATGATCTAATATAAATGAACTGTTCCAAATACCATCAAAGTCTATATGATTATATGCCGCGCCCGGTCTTAAATAGTTTTCAATCCATCTAATAAAATCACATGCTACATCTTCAGCATTATATGGTAAGCTTCCTGTATCTTCGTATATTCTTGTCATTACTGCATCCAAGAATTCTTCACTCTTTTTACCTTTCTTTTCAACAGGATCTGCAAGATATCCAATGCATTCTACTGCATTTGTACCATAATAAAACATTGATTCTCTGTTTACATATTCTGGATACCAATCTGCTAAATCTGCAAGAACTGCAGCATACTGGAATCTATAAGCTCTTAGGCCATTATCAGCATTCCACTTAAACATCCATTCTCCGATCTCTCTTAAATCTTTTTTACCGTCACTTCTTAAAAAGACAGCTAAGTCTCTTGAAAGTCTTGGTGCAAATTCACATAAGAAATAATCTCCGCCTCTTTTGTAAACATATTCAGGTTCTGTAAACGATTCCATACCTACAAAACTATCTTCATTACCTGAAGGCTTTGGTGGTTTAGGAAATGCTGGAAACTGATAACCAACTGAAGTATAAAATGGCGTAGGATGATATTTAATAACCTCGCACATTTCTTCAATTGTTTTACATTCATGTAATGCAAAGATAACTGTGTTGTGATAACCAGATGGTTTGGTAGCATAATTAATTGCACTACCACAAACTCGATGTAGAATAAACAGATATAACCATTCTTCTAATCCAAAGTCTTTGTGCTTTCCAGTCCAGTTTTTGGCAACTTCTTCTCTTTGAGGGAATATTTTGCCGGCTTTCATGTGTTCCCAATATGGATGATCTTCTGTCCAACCATAAAAACAATCGTTTATGATCTGACTAAAACCTGCATATTTTCTTTCCACTACATCATATAAGTGCACGTGTTCCATTAAAGGATCATTCATGCCGCTTTCTTCATGTGGTACAATACCTAAGTTACTAAGCTCTTGCTGTTTCTTAGCAAGTTCAAAGTATCTCAAAAACTCATCGTAATATTTAGTAGTTTTTATTTCCATCTTATTCTATGATTTTCCATTTGAATGGATTTCTATTTCTTTGATATTGTTCCATAACCCACTCTATATCCTTTGTTTTTATTTCAAACGAATAAGATTCTTTAGTGTCGTCATGTGGTGTGATGAGTATTTTGTATTTTTTCATATTTTAAAAAAGTGACATAGTTTGTTTAATTAATTTAGCATTAGGTTCATTACTGGTTAAATCCCATCTGTAATATTCCCTGGCGATATGAACTGATTTTGGCTTTTCCATTACGTCAAATGTTAATTCATTTTTAGAATTATAATAAACTTCTGGATGTTTATGTGATTGCCAATTATTTCTTTCACACATACTGTCTATACCATCATTGATTTCTTTGACCAATGCAGTTCTTTGTGCCCATGTTCCTGCAAATGGTGTATCTTTATAATACCCTGTTTTTGGTAAAGCTCTACTTTCATTTTCAATTGGTAATACATGAACAACTTCTATTTCTTTTATTCCACGTTCGTACATTTCACGTAGTTCATTTTCAAAGTCAATTAGTATTGTTTTAACTGAAGCTGACGGGTTACTTTGTCTCATTAAATGGTGTCGCACATCAATGTTGCCCATGTAAACCCTAAGAGATTTGACCCATGGGTATATGTATGCATCTAAACCTTTTTTGAGTGCGCCATGCATAGTCAAACCATCATGACGTTGTGTCATATAACCTGGTGTATACTGACTAAATGAATGGCTATCACCAAAGCACAGTTTATCAGTTTTTTCAATGCAATCAATTCTTGGAATATCTACAGCGCATATTTCCTTTATATGATCAACTTGAGAATATCCATCCGGTCGTACATCGCCTAATTGTTTAAACAAATCAGTTCCAGTATGTAATCGTTGATCAATCAACTTGCCAATACATGGCATGTCATGATGTAAAGAATAAATCAACGTACTGCTAAAAATTCTCATGATTTGATGATATAAATCATCATTAGCGCCTCCGAATATATTGAAGGTACCTTTGAATTCCATACCATGTTCTAATAGAATTGCATCAAAGTCATCCCAGTTTGTTGTAATATCTGTGATCACTTCTACGTTTTCATAGCCAGCATTCACACATTGATTTGCTAGGTGAAATGCCCAACCTGATTTATGCGAGCTAATTTTTGGACTTAATTTACCAACCAATGCTGCTATTCCAATTTTAGCAGACTTATCTGAAATATAGTCAGTAAGATATTTGAATTCTGTCATATGTAATTATTTAATAGGATCTTCAGTTTCACCATAACCATGTTTTTCAACATAATTATCAAGAGCACCTAAATATGCAACCGCATCTAATAGATTATCTTGTTTATAGTTATAAGAGTGTCGGCTTAATTTCAATGCAACAAGTGCAGCATACATATCAGATCCGTTAAGATCTTTACCAGTCATGCCATTGAAAACCATAGCAGCTCTACGCATACCTTCTTCAAATGGACCATATTGTCTGGCCTTTTCTTCTGATCGCTCGTTAACAATTTTATTAGCTTCAGCTAAAATATTTAATTTACTCATGTCTCGTGTTTATTATTATATGAAGGTTTGACATTTTGTTTAGAAATTCTAGGACAATTTGTCTATTATTCTAAACATAACAATATCACTTGTTTTATTATACTACTAATATAAACAAAAAAAGCCAAACAAAAAAATGTTTGGCTAATTATTTTCGTAAAACTTACGAACAGTTGATAATTTTGATTTAATACTCAAATGGAGGTGTTCCGTAATCTGCTCTTTTAACAGCGAACCACATTCTTCCTATAACGAAATACCAGAATCTATCTGTTTCAATTATATAGTGTTCTCCTTTAGGACTCGTAGACTTATAACCACCTCTTGTGAAGTTCTTAGTTACAGGTACTCCGTCTTCCCATGTTTTATCAGTTGATTGTGCTTTGAATGATTTACCACTAAATGTAGCTAAATGAATTTCTGGATTCATCTTATCAGATTCCATATCTTCTGCAAATTGATCTATGCCTCTTGGTTTTTGAGCATCTGCTTCATTAACTTTAGATTCATTAAATGATTTCATCCATTCTGCTAATACATTTCTTGCTTCGCTTTTACTAAGATCAAACTCTTTTTGTAAATATGGAGCTGCACCAAACATATTGGTTTTACCAGAATCTCTTAGTGTTAATAGAAAGTCATAATAAATTCTATCTTGATCTGAAGTTTTATCAACTCTAGATTCGTTTACTTTAGAATAAAGTCCTTTATCTCCGTTCCATTCCCAATCAGCTTCATCAAAACCTTTAAGTTTTTTAGCTTTTTGATAATCTTCAGATGACAAATGAGATTGTTTAAGATTTACTCCTTCTGATATGAAAGATTCTAATGTTTTTAAGTGTTTCATTCTTTTCTTTTTCTTTTTATATTCTTCTTCGGCATCGCCACTACCAGCTGGTACATCACCAGAACCTAATGTTCCGTTGCCCGGTAATTCTACTGGACCCATACCTGACATTGCTGCGGTTGAAACTGTTTCTGTTAATTTTTTGCTAATATCTGACATATTAAGCTTCTAAAAACTTTTTAGCTGCGTCTAATAACTCAGCATATGTGAACTTACTAGATAATGCATTTGATAAAACAGTTCCATCTTTTTTACCGGAAGCGTACATATCTGTACTATCAAATCCAATTCCTTCTGACCATGGTTTTTTAGGATCAAATCCTAGATCTGAAGAAAGAGATTGTGCCAATGAAGTGTTTCCTCTAAATTGATCGTCATATGATAATTTATCATCTCCGAATGTAGAAGGATCTACTGTTTTTCTACCTTCTGTTACTGTTTTCTTTGAGATAAATTCCTCGTATAATTTAGTGCGTTTCATAACTGTTTTATTTTTGGTATCTTTTAATGTCTTTAATACTATCCCAAACCTTCTTGGCACAATCTTTTATATTTCTTTTATGATATGCCATATCATAACCAGCGTTATATTCGTGCGCATCTAGATCAGTGTAATGTACATATGTTGAAAATCTATTCAATAGAAAGTCCATGTGTTGCAAAATACCTGATATTTTATATTTATGGCTACCAGTACCTATCAGAATATCACCTTTCGAATCTCTATGTCCGCGAGCATTTGCGTTTGCAATAATCTCACCTATTAATTCTGTCGCTTCTTTAACTTTCTTATCAAGTGGCATTGCAAGAGCTCGATCTGCTATGATATCTTGATATCTTGCATGTGTTTGTTTTCTAAAGTCTTTATCTGATATGAATGCAGTTGCTCCTTTCTGAGCAGCTTTTCTTTCATCTTTAAGGTTTACCGTAGAATATCTTGCAGTAAGAATATCTAAATCAAGACAATAGCATATATCTGCAGTTCTTGCTACTTTCATAACAGTATCTAGACCTGTATTTCCTTTGTCGATTCCTGCTGAATCTTTCCTTTTAGATTGTTGAAGTTCTTGATGTCCATCAACATCAGGTACAATAGTTGCATATTTAAGGTTAGAACCATGTCGTGTGTATTTATTATCTTTAGCCCAATCAATATTCATCCATTTATTATCTACATTAGTAATTGCCAATAAAGTATTTGCTGGAATAATACCACCGTTGTATATTGATATTTCTTCATCTTTATCATATGGATTTTGTATATGGTAATCGTTTTCTTTTTCATCTGTTACAAAGTACATGTATACTGCGTTTGCTCGTTTTTCTCTCCTAGCAACCATTGGATCCAATTCGATGATATCTTCATCTTTTATTTTATCTAATTTAAGTTTAGTCATTTTGTAAAATGCAGCTGGAAGACCTTCTGGTAATTTATTAGCACCTGTTAATATATTTGCTAATTTAGTAGAAGCAAATGCTTCGTTTAATGATGAATCTGATTCGTTTATGAATTGTTCAAATAATTTAATGTGTTTCATATCTGTTTTATTATTGTTTTATTATTGTTTTATTACCAAGCGTATGTCATGTCTTCAATTTTCTTGATATTATCAGCACATCTTTTTGCATATTCTTTTGCAGATTTACCATACCAATTAGAAGCTTTACCATATGCTTTGATTTCATCTTCTTCTTGTCTAACATAATCAGCATATCTAGAGTAGTCATCTAATATATTGTTCATGTGCTGAGAAGCATCTCTTAATTTAACTTCTTTACCTTTTGATGATTTACCAATCATCGGATCACCATATCTTGTTTTTTCACCAGACTTTAATCCAGATTTGATTTGTTCTGCTAATGAATCAATTGCATCTGCAACCATTTTGTCTAATGGTAATTTTGAAGCTTTAGTTGCTAAAATTTCTTGGTATCTTGTCATGTTATCAGATTTGAAATCTTTATCAGATTTGAATGCGATTGCACCTGATTTAGCAGAATTTCTTTCAGCTCTTATGTTCGCTGTTGAATATTTTTGTTGTAATAATGTTAAATTGATTACAATTGCTCTATCAGCAACTTCTGCAATTCTTTTAACATTATAAAGTCCCGTTGCATCCCAACCTTTATACTTCTTAGAAATACCTATGGAATCTGCTGGATTATTTCCTGTTCTAATCAATCCTCTTTTCCATGTGTTTTCATAAAAACTATTATCTCCCGATGCAAGTGCTAATAAATAACCTCCACCTGGTATAACTTTGCTACTTTCGTATGCGTCGCTTGGTGCATATGGATTTTCTTTTTGATTATCTGAAATATAAAATACGATTGCGTTATCAGACTTCTCTTTATATGCTGTCATTGGATCAGTCACTATAATATCTTCATCTTGTACTTTGTCTAACGCTAATTTAGTTTTACCATAAAATGCCTTAGTTAATGATTTGTCAGCTTTAGAGCCTTTACCTGTTAATATGCCCGCTAATATAGCTGAAGCAAATGATTCATTTAAAGATTCTGTGAATTCTTCGAATGATTCGAATAAAAATTTGTGTTTCATGTTTATATTGTTTTGTTTATTGTTTTGTTTTTAATATGATTTTAATCTGATTCTGAGCCAATTATTGCAATCTGAGGTATACCATTGTAAAAATCAATAACCGATTCCGATACATCAAGAATGTCCGATACTGCGCGGTGCATGTGGTTTATCTGCTTACCATATTCGCCATCTTCTCTTAAATATATTATAATTGAATTTGGTGAAACTGAGCCCTTTCCAACATCAGTTGTTTCTGGATAGTTACCTCTACCTGAATATCTAGTAGAAATTACTTCGGCTTTAAGCATATCTTTCCAATATTCTTGGAATCGACCAGTTCTTAATGTAACTCTAATGAAATCACGATGTTTCAATTCTAATGAAAGTTCTAGCTCCTCGCCTCCATTTGTCCATTCAGCACGAATCTGTTCCTTTAGGTTAGCATTAACACCTTTTAAAATTGCTGATTTTACCTTTTTTAAATCTGAAGGATTATTCATATAATCCATACTAGTTGGATTCTTATAATCTTCAACTTCTTCATTCCACAATGACTTTACTGTTTCTTTAATACCTGGAAATGGAAATTGTCTTTTTCCAATTTTTAACGACTTGATGTTAAAACGACTTCTTGTAGCCTCGTTTAAAGATTCTGTGAATTCTTTAAAGCTTTCAAATATAAAATTTGTTTTCATGTTATTGTTTTGTTTATTTTCTATTACTAATTTTGGATTCTTGTTTAAAAGCTCTTCCATATCTAATTCGGTTAATGCCATAAAACTGTCTTCACCGTATTTTTTGGCTAATTTGTCAGCTCTCTTTATGTTTATTACTCTTGCAATCTCATCATATGATAATGTTGCTATTCCGAATTCTCCGAATATTTCTTCTGCATTTGCATTTGCTATTTTAAAAGCACTTGCCTTTTCATTAATATCTGGTGTATTTATAACCGGAGTTAATTCGTTAAGTACTCTTTTACCTGTTTTAGAAAGTGTAATTCCATCTTCGCTTACATTTAAATAAGTAGAGTTTCTTCTCATCCATCTGCCAGAATCCGTAGTCATTTCTCTTAAAATCGTATTGAATTCTTCTTTGGTAATTTTACCATCTTTGATAGCTTCTAAAACTTTGTTTCTGATTTTAGCTGCTTTACCAACTTTAACTGCTGGGTGATTTTCAGTATACTTTCGTTTTACTGTGATGTGTCTTTCAGTTAATGACTCTTCTAATTTCTTAGCTGCTAATTTAGAATCTTTTTTAGAAACGTTATCTAAATAAGAACCTTCTCCCCAAAAAGAAATAACTGCCTTAGTATCTGCAGTAGAATGGAATCCAGAACCTGCTTTGTAAATTGCAATTTCTTGTAAACCTTTTTTGTTTTCTATAGCATCAGACATGAATGCTCTTGCATCTTTTTCTGATTTAAACTTTTTTGCAGCTCTTATCCCATCAGAATAATGTACTTCGAAATTTTCATTTATGTGATTGTCAAATGTATCCATTTTTAATTTGTTTGTTTTATTATATATTTTTGATAAATTCATCAAATGTCAAAGTGTCGTCTTCTGATTCTGTTACGACTCCCATGGACTCTTCTAATTTAGCTTTTAATTCTTTATACATGTTATGTATTGGTTTCGGTGTAAGCTTCTTAAACAACTTCTCATCGTCATCTAACATTGCGTTTCTAACCTGTGTTGCTGAAATGTTTTTACCTGTTCTTGGTATTTCATATAATCCGAAATCAGGTCTAACGCCAAGATCTTCTCTATAAGAATCTTTATTTACTTGGAATCCATAAGTTTTCATTCTATCACTTCCAGTTCCCCATAATACTGGTTCGTATTTAGGTCTCATTGCATTAAACATGTGATCAATTCCGCCTGTCGGTATTACAAATACTTCTTCTATAGGATATTTGCTTTTTAGATTCTTAATCATTTCGACTTGTGTTTCTTCGTCGAATGGTCTCTTAAATGCATCTTCTGCTTTTTTAGTCTTAGACTTAACTAAGAATATTACAACAGGAAATCCATTCTGTTTGTGAATTGTTTCTATAACTTTAATATGTCCTAATGTAAACGGTTGAAATCTACCAACAAACATGTTAACTGGTGTTTTACCTTGTTCTGGATAATTAACTGTCAATGCTTCTAATATTGGAGTTTCTGTATACTGCAGTTTTTGATTAACTAAATATGATTTAAAGTTCATAACATCATTTTCATTGGTTTTCGCCATAACTGACGTTTCAATAGCATCTACTATTGAATTGATCTGATTCATTAAATCTTTATTAATGATGTCAGTTTCTTTGTGTCTTGTTTTTCTAAAACTGCCTAAAGCAATTTTAAATAATTCTGATAAGATTTCATTCTGAACTAATGATAAAGTCTTTTCATTTTTTATGAATACTTTATTAAGTTCAAAACCTTTCCTTTCTGAAAAATCTGCAGAGTTGAAATTAGTGCCGACATATTTTGTTGCGTTCTTTTCAACATACGCATTAAATATATTAGAGATTATTTCAATGTATCTTGAATCAGCCTCTTCTTCTTCTAACTTAATAGCAGTAATGTCAAACGCAGTAATAAATTCTACCAAATCCAAAATTGAAAGTTGGTACATATCAGATGGTTTTCTTGCTTCTTGTGGCTTTCTATCAAATCTCTCCAATTTAAAGCTTTTCATGCCTTTACCATCAGAGAAATTAATTATTAAACCATCAATGTCATTATCTAATGAATGATTTAACGCTGGAGTATTAAGTCCATTGTTGAATATGTTGTATATTGTTCTTGTAAAAGATTGTGATCCGTATTTGATTTCAAAATCTTTATCTGATATTTCTAGAAGATTAAGTAGATCATCCTTTTGATTAGATTGTAGTTTACCTTGGAATATAACAGGAGGTCTTTGTGCTCCTAATAGATCTGCCCATTTATTTAAAATAACAGGATCTCTAATAACCTTTTTGACTTGTGTTAAATCATTTGGTTTTAATATTTGAATATGTGTTAATATTAAATGATTTTTGGGTAAAGCATCGTATTCAATATCTACCGTTTTATTATCTAACATATAATCAAATCCAAACTTCCAATCCAATGGCATATCTTCAGTCAATTCTGTTAATATAGTATTGAAATACTTAATACCACTTTCATAGTATTTAATCATCGTCCTGTCTACTCTGTCCATTGCATGTTTTGAACCACTTTTGAAGTATTCAAACCCTGTTTTAGTTCTTTTAACATGGAAAGATGACGCTTGTATCTTTTCTGATACGACACATGGAATATCTAACATTGACACGAAGTCATTGATGTTAGATGATTGATAATACGTTCTTAAGTTTTGTAAAGCCATAGTGTTTTTTGTATTCAGTATTTAATAATCTAGATTATGTATCTTAATTATCTACCGTATTTTATAATACCCATTAGCTGATTTATCGCAGCATATGTTCCTGTAAGTTTCATTGTTTTACCTTTATATATGAAAACAATACCTTCAGTTGGTATAATAGATTCAATACCTCCGATTCGTTCAAGTCTTTCAAGTTCTGAAACAACTTTCTCTATTTGTTTAATATCTCCACCCTTTTTAACCTTGTCAGCCTCTGTTCTAATTTGAGTATGTAACCTTTGCATTTCATCACTTGGATTTGCAGCAACAAAGTTACTTACATTTTTAAGAATAACACTTCCAAGTTCTAAGAATAAATCCTCGAAAGGTCTAATGTTTTCTTTGTATTTCTTTTTAACATCTTCCTTGTCAAATTTCTTAATGGCTGCTGCTTTATCTTTTCCAAGATCTTTATCAAGAGATCTTAAATTAAGCGTCTTTTTATCACCATATGCCCATCTTAATAATAGACCTTCTTTTTGATCTTGCGATATATCTGGGAAATTAGATTCTATTTGATCTCTCCACCACATTTCGTGATATCTAGAAACTTCATCAGCATCTGTTAATTTATATACAGCTTTTAAGTCTTCTACTTTTTTGATGAATTTATCTTTGTTCTTTTCAAAATCAATATCCTTTCCTATCTTAACGATTTGGGGTGGAATTACAGTAAATGTATTACCAACATCTGCCTTAACTTTTTGTAGAGCTTTAGCAATTGAAGATGCATATTTGTTATCGTCACCGATTATATTACCTTCACCGTCAGTGTGCTTAATTCCATGAAATTGGATTATATCGCGATCATAGTAAATTACATTAGGGTTCTTAGAGTAAATCAATTCCATATTCATGAAACTCTTACCGTTGTTAAACACTTCTAAATCTTTACTTGGTAATTTTATCAATGCTTGTGCTAAATCTTCAGCAGCAAATTGAAATGTATCTTGTACTAATGGACTAGGATGTCCTTCAAACTTCTGTTTAAAATCTGCTAACGACATTGGAGATTTCATATCACCTTTGTTTCTTGCAAATTTAGCTTCTCCGTCTTGTACTGTAGCGAATACATTTTGACCATCCGTTTTTTCTGTAGGCTCTTCATCGAATGTTAAATTACCAGAAAGTCCTGCACTTATGATCTCTTTAAAGTCTCCAAATGTTAAATCTCTTTCATCGAAAGGATGCGACATGTGTCCTGCTGCACCGCCTTCAACAATTAAGTCGTCTAATATAGATACGTTTACTTTTTCAACTAGAAATTGTTGATATGATAGAAATTGTTTCATTGTTTTGAGTTTTATTATTTTAACCTAATGAGTTTGTTAAGATTCCAACTGCTGTTCCGTAATCTCCATCAGATTTAGCTAAAATGCCATCAATTACCTTTTGTGCCTTTGCTTCGTCAAATTCTTCACCGAATGCTTTTTTCAATACAGTAGTTGCATATTCTTGAAAGTCTTCAATTGAAGAAACTTCAGCTTCAGTAATTTCTGCTTCCGATAATGAATTTCTTAAACCACAGTGTTCACATTCTACTGTTCCGTCTTTGTCTATTTCTTTATATGAATGTCCTTTTTTATTTGAACACTTAATATCTTCATTGACTTTAGATTCTTCGATGTATTCTGCCAAGTCAGCGTCATCCCATCCATATTCGTCATCTGCGAGTACTGCTGTTATATCTTTTCTTTTTCCTGTAAGTTCAACTTCTGGATGACCAGATGGTCCGTTCATATCCAATATTTCCATTGTAACTTTATTCTTCTTTAGTAATTTTGCAAGTCCTTTAGATTTAGGATCAATTGCATCCATTACTGCAGTTGCTTCGCATATATTTTCATTACCTTCAAATGCCATATTAAATGCATTTAATAATGATTGACCTGCTGCTTCTTCTTTCATGCTCTCTAAATAAAGTGCTGTACCTTCTACAATACTAATACCTGCCCAACTTGCTGCATTTGCAAGATCTGAATAATATTGATCTAATACTCTCTTAGTTGTTGTTGCACCAATCTTAACGAAATAATTACCTAAGCCTGACATTTTAATTTCAAAGCTTTTAATTGATCCTTTAATGTTTTTAGAAATCTTGAAACCTTCTCTTGAAAAGTTTGCGTCTTCCATTGCCATTTCAAATAAGTATTTAATACAACCTAATTTACCTTCTTTAGACATTGCACCTAAATCAGTTAATTTCTTAGCGAATAAATTATTATAAACAGTAGCTACTTTTTTAGCGTCTCTTTTATATTCTACTTTAATTGCTTCATTTACTGAAGCTGAAAGTGATTCGAATGCAGGATATACGTCATCGTGACCTTTACCGTAAAGATCTGCCATTAACCATTCTTTATTACCTTCATCCCATAAATAAACAAATTCTGCTCCACCTTTATCATTTGCATCTCTTAGATATTTAGAAATATTAGATATGCTTCCTGTAGATGGTTTACTATTATCTCCATAGAAATTCATTTTATTCATAGCATCTAAACCAGAACTATCTCCTCTTTTAATTACATCGTCAACGTTTTTACCGTTTTTGTAATCTTTTTGAAGAAGTGGTAAAATGTTTTCTGGATATGAATCATAATGAGTATAAACTGAAGTGATATTACCTTTTTTGTCAATTTTACCAAACTGACCTCTTGTACCTTCTTCAATAAGTGAAAGTGCTTCATTAACTTCTGAATCCCTTAGCTTGATGAAAAAATCAGATCTTTGATCTTCTGTTAATTCTTTTACAGATGTAACTTTGAATTCAGATAATAAATTCTTGTAAGTTTCTGCTTCGTTTGATCTTTTTGTAGAAGCGTCTTCTTCTACTGTTCTAGCATTTGAAATCTTTGCCTCTGTGGCATATTGTTCAAAAGATTTTAATTTTTGCATAATATTATTTTTATTTTTGTATGTAGTTATTATTTTATTATATATCTCCTTCAAAATCCACATTTTTTATATCGTACTGGAACTTCTGTTCCCTGTAGATTCGTTGTCTTTCTTTAGAATGTCTCATTAGATAATTATCCCAATCAGGTGAGCTTAGATCATCTACGAAATCAATGATGTTTACAAAGTCTTTTGATGAGTGTTGTCTTAATCCACGACCAATTGATTGTCTAATTACAACTTCTGATTTAAATGATTCTGTAAAGAATATGTTGTGTATTTTGTTAATAGAAATACCTGTTGAGAAAGTTCCATAAGATGCAACAATAACAACCTCTTCACCTGCTTCCATTTTCTTTTTGTGTTCTTCTCTAACATCTTTGTCAATTCCACCATCAACATAATATACAGTCTTATTACTTTCTTGACGTAACTTTTCGTATATCTTTTTACCATGTTCAATTCGATGGAATAAAACTAAACCATTACCTTTTACTTTAGAAATGATATTAGTTATGAAATTAAGACGTCCTGGTGAGTTAATCACATAGTTTTGCTCAAACTTATATACATCTTTTGATTCATATCTATTCTGTGACATTTCTCTGAACGCATCCTTAGTTGACTGTGGTGCATAATCCATTTTTATAACCTTTACTTTACAATGAGCAATATACCCTTCATTTTGTAAATAGTTTGCACTGATCTCTGTAATCAAAGGGCCAGTATATGCCATTAATGTCAGTCTGTCTAATGTACCTTCTTTTGGTATTGTACCTGACAATCCAAATTTGTAATCAGCGTTAAGACATTTTTGTAAGATTGTTTTAATTGAAGCAGATTTTGCTTTATGTGTCTCATCTACAATAACTGCATCGAATTCTGCAAAGTATGCTTTATCCTTTTTGACAAGTGATTGATATGTACCAATAATAACGTTTCTACCTGGTCTTAATTTTTGGCCACTATAAATTTGTTGTACTTTAATATCTATAGCATTTCTATAATTATAATCTAAGAAATCTTCACTGGCTTGTAATACCAATGAAACATTAGGTACTATAAAAAGTATTTTCTTTGCTTTTTCGTGTTCTAATAAGTATGCTACGGTTAGGAATGATATAAGTGTTTTACCGGCAGAAGTCGCCAATTCACTTAAACATCTTTTGAATTTTAATATATTGAAGGCTGCTTCTAATTGATAATCTCTCGGTTTGATTTCCGATTTATCAAAGAATGCTAAAGCCCATTCGTTAAATCTTTCTTGATTAATACCAGTATCAAATATCTCTGCAATACCATTAAGTTTAAACTCAAACTTATAGTCCTTGCATATACCCATGACTTCTCTCCATAAACCAGCAGGAATCCACTTATCATCTTTAATATATGATACGTATCCATCCCATAGTCCCTTTTTAACCAGAGGGTTAAATCGCCATGACTCAATTCTTTTATTCAAAGATATATTGAGTTGTTCTAATTCTAGTTCAGTTGCGTCGTCAATACGAAGCAGCTGCTTGTTTTCAGTTAAACTAAGCTCCACATTGTAAGAGCATTTTTATTTATCGTTATAGATCCTTCAATGAAAGTCTATTGCGAATGGCAAATCCCATATTATCTAGGGTTTTTACCGAGTCTCTAAAAAATTCTACTTGATTTTCTAAATGAGACAATATCATGTTTTCAGTGGCTAAGTCAGTTTCAATAAACTTTTCTTTCTGCTTTTCACCAAGCTTGTAATCGTACTCGTAATATCTGATATATGCTTCTCTATATCTAATGGCTATTTTAGCCTTTTGTTCCTTAACTTTCATATTTATATATGACATCTGTTCGACAAGCGATTGTCTAGACGAAAGCACTTCAGCAATGGTTACCTCTAATTCGTTTATGTTTCTTAAACTTTGAGCTAATCCTTTGATAATTCTAGTCCATTCGGTTCTTTGACCGCTCAGCTTCCTATCTAATGCTAATATGTTTTCTTTGCTCATATTAAAATAATGATTTCTTGTTGGGGTTAGGTTTTATAAATGTTGAAGTAATATGCCTCTTCTTAAATTTAGGTTTTGGAAATGCAATTTCTGGGGCATTGACGCTAAGATCTAATGACTGAAAATCTATCATGAGTTTCATGCCTTTAAATCTGTCACTGTCCTTTTGAAATTCATCAAAACTGTCTTCAACCATGTTGTTAATATCTATTAAACGTACCATAAATCTAATTGACTTGAAGTGAAATATTGATCGATCTTTTTATGAGCATCGATTTTAAGCTCAAAGCATTTCTTCATTAAGTCGTTTAGATCTTTAATATTATATATATCTAACTTACTGTCCTTAAGGAATTTAGCCCACATGAATACAGGTCTGCCTTTTTTAAGCTTCTCTGCCATTTTCTTTTTACCAGTTATATCATTGTCAAACATATATCTGACAGTTGGTATTTCATCAAAATCATCAGTTGATCTTCCGGCAGTTGCAAGCGCTAATGAATTATTCATGAACTTTGCATCTAATGGTCCTTCAAATAATGTAACAGGCCGTTGGAAATTTAATTGCATAATACCAAACAATGTTGAAATCTTCGTAAGAGTATTTAACTCTTCATTAGTCATTTCAAGCGGTGCTCCCATTTCTTCATAGAGTTTAGGTAAATCATATGTCAAATATCTCTGGCCATATCCTTTCATCCTACGCGTCTGTGCACCTATTATTTTGTTATCTTTACTAAAGTTTAAAATCCACAATCTGTGTTCTTTTTCTGAATATAAGAAGTCGTCAAGTCTATTGTGTAATAATCTATCTTTCAATTGAAACCATATCCAATCACCTGGAACTATTGATTTTGCTCTGAATTTTACTTTAAACGTATCAATGTCTATTGCTAATTCATGAACCTTTTCTAGTGCTTGGTGCTTTAATACAGACTCAGGGTTGACTTGTATCTTGTTTTGCTTTATGTAATCTATGATCAAGAAAGATGCATCAGATGTGTCCATCTTAACATCATGATCTTTTAAAAATGTATAAACATTTGTATGATGACTACAATTGTAACAATGATACTGTAGAGTATCCCAGAATATATTGCCTCTTTTCTTAGTGTCATCCGAATAAGAATCACCACAATAAGGACATGCACAGGTTATACGCCCATGCATGTCTTTAAGTAGTTTCTTATTAGGTTCAGGATGTACTTGAGATACTACTTGTTTAAGTGCGTATCTTATTTTATCCTTTAACTCTTCAGTAAGTTCTATATTAGATATCAAGGTCATCTAAAAAAGAATCTAGATCATCATCTGTTGAAACACTTGAAGTTGATTCTGTTTTAGTTGGCGCTGCCTTTTCTGCAACTGCTGTTGCAGTTTTAGTCTTTTTTCTAGGAGCGCTCGATGTCATTTCACCGATCGAATCACCTGGATTAAGATACATTCTTAATACGTCATTTACAAATGACCTTGTATCTTCGTCCCATGCTTGGTAATCATATCCTTTCAATGAAGGAGCTGACTCTAATTCTGCTTTAATAGCAGTCATAGTTTCTTTATTACGCTCTGCTGGTGCATCGCCCATAATTACCGCTGATTGACTAGCTGAGAATTTAGATGTATCATAGTTGTTATATTCACCTTGTCTAGTGATAACTAATTCAAAGTTCTTTCCTTCGAAAAGGTCAAATACTTGAGTTGGTTCACCAAAGTTTGGCTTTAATTCTGCATCGATCTTTTCTTTGATCTTATAACCAAATTTGAAGATTTTGTATTGTCCTTCTAAATCTGTGTTTTGTGGATCTTTAATGATCTTTACTAATGCGTAGTATTGTTGACGTCTTTTCAGTTTCTCAGAAGACTTACGGTCTACTGCTGAATCTGATTTACGTAGTTTCCAAAATACATCTGCGATAGGGCATTTCTCACCAATAGTTGATGGAGAATCTACCAATTTACCGTCACCACTAGAATTAGTTAACCAGTGTACGTATTTTTGAATTAGTGAATTACGAGGATTTTCAGGATTTGGTACAAAACGTATTAGTGCTTTGTAAGTTCCGTCTTTTCCGTCGTCTGCGGATGGTTTGTAGATCTCTTGTGAAGATGTACTTGCTTGGACTTGATGTGTTTCCACGTCTTCGATGCCCAAATTAAAAATGTCAAATGATTCGCTCATACCTTTAAATTGTTTAGTTTGTTAATTGTTTAATTGTTTACCTTGAAATTATTTTCAATACTTATATATGTAACTTTAGCAAAGTTTCACTTATTTATTATCCATGGTTAAAATAGCTCCATTATCTTCTTTCCACTTTCCGTTCTCTGACTTAATCAGTCCAGATTTGTGTAATAACTCTTCGCGCTCAGTTTGACTAAGCTGGTTATTTCTCACCATTTTTATGAGAACCTTATTAAGGTGGAAGTAATCTATTGTAACTAGTTTTTGCATATTAATATTTTAGTTAATCTTGCTAACTACCTATTATATATCACACTTTCTGTTTGTTTCAAAACTAGCCTATTTAATTATTTTTTAATTATTTTTTAGTAATTATGAAACAGTTTTGCGCCACGTGCATATAATAAATGTCTTAAAGTCAAAGATAGATTAGGCTTGAGGTGTAGATATGTATGCAACTAAGAAATAAGCATCCACCAAATCGTCCAATGGTTTTGGGATCTTCTTTTCAACTTCCAAACCTTTAACGTATTTCCACAAAGGGCTTTTAGCCAAGACTGGGTCTTCGTTCACATTTTGCTGAAAGGCATCAAATAATTGAAGCTTATTCATATTACCTTTACCAGCAAATTTCTTAATAGTGGTTGGAGCAACAGTTAGAATATCTTCTGGATTTAAAGTTCTTAAAAGTTTAAGTTTGAGGATTGCAGCGCCAGCCGCCATGTCAATCATATTGTTAGTTCCCATTTTAGAACCATAAGAAGTACCTTCAAATGCTATAGTAAAACCATCACCATCATGAGAGTTCTGTAATACTAAATTAATAATATCATCAGCCATCTTATCATAACGCTTGATCTTTAAAAGTTCTGCACTTGAGAATGATTCTTTATTTGTAAAATCTGGTTGGCTCACTAAAGTAACATCACTAAATAATGATATCTCTTCTTGAAGTCTCTGTTCTGCTTTAGTACCTGTTTTGGGTTTTATGTAACTAATAAAATGAAAGTTCTTACTCTTATCATTATATATGCATATTCCAGGGGAATTGAGGGAAAAGTCTACTGCTAAGTAATTCATTTATATTCTTTTACCAAGACTAGCACCTAATGCGGCACCAACAAGTCTTGAGGTTAATAAATCGTAAATAATACCCTTTTGTATACCAAGGACTTTAGCAACCATCTTACCAACTGATTTACCTAGTGCAAATCCAGTAAGACCACCAATAATAGATCCAAAGAATCCTTCATTAGTTATTTCTTCGTTAAAGCTTTCGATGTCATATGTACCATCTTCATTCATGTATTGCTCATCAAATAAAGCAAGTGCTTCATCAATTCTAGCTTCTAATTCCGGAGTCCATTCTTCTTGTAGTCCTTCGTTGATTAGTTCCATATCGTTTTCAGAAATAGATTCTTCGACAATGTATTTGTTAAATGTTTTCATATGTTATATATCCTATATTTTATTCTACTTCTAAACGTAGATTCAATTTATTATAAAAGAACGTAATATCGAATGTGTTAAACGAAGATACGTTTTCTGCAAAGTTTAAACTTAATTCATTTATAGAATTCATAATACAATCAGTAAATTCTAAATATGCTACTGATGCACCTTCGGCATCTAGTATTCTTAAAGTTAAAGGTTCAGTATATGCTTGCTTAGTTGATCTTGCATAATAATATAATAGAGTATCCATCATAATCCAATAATTAATAAAACCATCTAGTAGTTGCATACTAACTGTAAATTCTCTGTTAATTGTATTTTGAATTGGCATTGCACCTCTATGATGTCTTTTAGTACCATCGTTATCCTCTTGTGTAATTGGATCAAATGAAACACCAGGTATATTAATACCTTGAATACTATAATTAACAAAATCAACGGGTTCAGATAATAATCCACCTGGAACCTTATTAAGATATTTCTTATATTTATCGGCTACCTCTTTGGGTACAAATCCTCTAGGAAATCTAAAATCAAAACCGTTATTTCTACTATTAAGAACCATATTTAAATTTTAAATTTACCAGACAAGATCATGTTCTCATCTATTCCGTTATTGACACTGATATAGAATGTTTTATTCTGCATGCCTCTTATTGTATTTGCGTTTGCTTCATTTATTTGAAAGAGTACTTCACCTCTTTCCATATCAATATCTTTATTAGATATGTTATTAAATTTAAGTTTTTGTTTCCCATCCGCAAACGTCATTATAACAGACTTTATACCTGTTAAAGAAACATATTCAATATCTCCACCTCTTTGTTTAGCTATTACAAATTTATAATAACTTGCAAATGGTGAAATTTCAATATTCAAATCACCAGATGATACGAACGGCTTTGTATCTATTTCTTCAACGCTTTGTGTTGTTATGTTTGTATTATTAGTAGTAAACATTATATTAGAACTACTAGCAATTACGTTATGTCTTTCAATAAATGTTGGTATGTGCTTAATACTTTGTGGTAAATTATCTGTAAATATACCTTCTACTATTTTATTAGAAGCCATTGCAGGTAATACATTATAAACTTCAGTTAATTGATTCGGAGAATTAATACGTAGCTTACTCAATCTCTTACCATATTTAGCGGCTTGATTAATTGATAAACTAGCTCTTTTTACAATCTGTGTATTATCAGTTTGATTCCATATTCTCATTGTAACATCAATAGAAAAACTAGATGCTATGTTACTATTAATAATAACAGGTCTAAAAACTATTGGAGTACTGAAATCATCATATTGAGTATAAGTTGTTTGGAATGTTTTAACTTCTGATGTACCTATTGTTTCAAAGACATCTACATCAAACATTGCTATAATATCGTCGGATGATGTTTGTATTTGATTTAGAATATATCCTTCGAATGCTCCAATTGAATCATCCTTTTCTCCGTATATTTTAAAGTAATCACCATCATCAGCATCTTCTACAACCACTGTAAAATCTTGAAATTCATCTTCTCTAGAAACTGTAAACTTGTTTTCTTCAGCTGTTTGAAAATAATCATAACCATTAAATGTCTCTAAAGAATCTATAAGCTTAAATGTAAGTTCATAGTTAGCAGTTGGATTTAGATCACTAGAACCTATAACGCCTGTTCCATAAAATAAATCATTAAATTCAGTATTCTGTTGTACTAATGTAGGTACTTTAAGATCAATGAATTTACTATAAAGTGCTTCACCTAAAATAAAAGGTTTAGGATTTGCGTATTCGTAGTTACTTGTATTTAAGTATACTAATTGTGTTAAATTGTTTTTAACTCCAGATGTTCTAGCGGCTGCAACTTCAAATAAGAAACCTTCATATCCTCTTGCCGCAAAACTATATCCACTTCTAAGGTGTAATCTAATACTATCATATTTGATATGATTAATATTATCCATTGCATTCGTTTGTGAATTTAAAAGATCTGTTTCATTTCCACCGGTCCAATCAATATTATTATTAATGTAATTAAACATATCATAATCTCCAGTTGAATCATATCCTAATAAAGCATATTTAGATCCGGTAGCATCAGACTTTACTGCGTGGTATCTTCCAATTGTTTGGTTGATATCATTACCAGTATTTTCATCAGGGTTTGCAAAAAGAGGGTTAGCTCTAGTGTCTACAATTATTTTACCACCTATTAATCCAGTATATGTATAATCAATAGTACCGTTTTGTGTTGGTGTAAATTGACCTATCTTTGTAGTTGAAGAATATGAATAAATTCCAAGTGCTCCAGATAAATTGAATGCAGAAGGATCTGGTAATAGACTTAAGTTAAACTTATATGTTTTACCGTTTTGTAATAAAAGTGTTCTAGCAGCAAAGTTCTCTACAGACAAATATCCGCTAGATGACGTAACATCAAAATTTACTACAGCACTACCCAATTCATTAATTAAGTGGCGTTGTTTAGAAGGATCTCCTTTGACAGTGTCTAGGAATTTTACTTCACTACCGTTATCATCTACTTCAATTTGATATTTGGTAGGATTACTTTGATCGTGGTATATAAACTCTAATAAAATATCAGAGTCTAAATAGAAATATCTTGATGATTGTGCCATTCTTTTATATTATTTTAAAATCTTAACCATTTTGGTGAGTAGTATAATCCAATGCCTATTGAAGGACCAGTACTTATGACCTGATTATTGTTTAAGTTGATTCCATATCCAATACCAAATCCTATAGCAAATCCACCTTTCTTAACTGGCTTTCTATTCAATTTTGTATTTATTAGATTTATGTTTTCAATATCTGTGAAAGTTAATCCAGGATATTTTGTTGATATTTTTAATTGATCAGCACCGTTGATATTTTCAATAGCAGCTAATAAACTAATTTTATGTGTTATGTCAAACGTTGCATCCCCGTAATTAAATCCAGTAGAATCCTTTGTTACAAACATAATACCTTTAAGATCTCTAGAATTACTATCGCCAAAATCATTAAACTTATTAAAAGTTAATTTAGTTGTTACTGAATCTACCTCTGTAGAAACCGTATTTACTATTATGCTATCTTTAATATCAATGTTTGCAGATAATAATGAATTTACTTTATTTAAATCTTTATTTATATTTAATGCATTCTTATATTTCTTTATTAATATAGATTGATCATCTTTTAAATCACTTAAATCAAGTTCATAGCTTCTAATCTCAGAGACTAAACTGCCATTACTGGAAGTCATTGTTCTGATAGTATCCTTTGATGCTAAATAATTATTGAAATTTCTATTAGAATCTTCTTTAGCAATCTCTACTTCTCTTTTAAGATTTTCAGTTTGATTACATTGTCTAAGAAACAGTAAAGCAAATAAAGCAATTGCTATGAATATAACAGTGTTTTTATTAGCAAATATATTTTTTAATTTATTCATATTATTATATATTCATCGTTTATTATGGTGTAGAACCAGTTCCTCCACCTCCACTAGTTGTTGGTGTTGCAGTCGGTGTTGGTGTTGCAAACGTCGCAATAATTGATTGTGATGGTGTTGCAGTCGGTGTTGGTGTTGCAAACGTCGCAATAATTGATTGTGATGGTGTTGCAGTCGGTGTTGGTGTTGCAAACGTCGCAATAATTGATTGTGATGGTGTTGCAGTCGGTGTTGGTGTTGCTCCAGAACCAGTTCCTCCACCTCCACTAGTTGTTGGTGTTGCAGTTGGTGTTGCAGTTGGCGTTGCAGTTGGCGTTGCAGTTGGCGTTGCAGTTGGTGTTGCAGTAATTCCTGTACCAGCAGCTTGCGATACTGTTATTGCATCAGTAGTAGTGCCGTTATCATGAGTTACAGTAAGAGTAGCAGTCCTTGCAATACCAGTATTAACTCCTAATTCAATCCGCCATTCGTTGTTTGCAGTTGCACCGAGTTGTGTAACCGTAATCCACACAGGCATAGAAGTCTGATTCCATGTGTATGACGTTCCTATTGGAGTAATATTTACTGTTCTCGTATATTGATTAGTTGCGCTCATCGTTATTTCTTTTTTATATTATATATATTCGTCTTCTTTTATCTAAGAATATTTATAGGGGGTTACTAAATTCCTCCTCTTTTGCAAATACTAAATTGTGCACTAAATATCCGTTTGCGAAATATACATCATAATCTTCAATATCTAATGAATAAGTAACAAACGATTCAGTTGGTGTCACTTTTACAATACTTGTAACATCAATCCATTCGTTATTTTCATTCAACATTTTATCACCAACTGCAACATCTTTAGTTATTTTAAATCTAACTTCATTTGCAACTGTCTTAACTAAAACAGGGTGTTCGTATGTAATCTTAAGTGCATCATTGTTAATGTTATAATATGAAGTGTAAGTATCTACCTTTATGTTTACAACAGATGCTGTTGTATATTCGTCTATGTAATCAACAAATGGTGTATTGAATTCCAATAAATCAGATTCATCAACACCGAGTCCATTTATGTTTAATGATAATAATGAATCACCTACTATTAATTCCTCGATCAATTTAGTTTGCCCGTTTGCTAATGTTATTAATTCACCTGCCAAGTGACATCCTCCTCCCCCTCCACCTGTGCTAACAGTCGGTGTTGCAGTCGGTGTTGCAGTCGGTACCGCAGTTGGATTATTTTTTGTCACATTTACAGTTACTGATAATGTTGGTGTTGCAGTCGGTGTTGGTGTTGCAGTCACTGTGACCGCGTCAGAACCTGTTCCTCCGCCTCCACTACTAGTTGGTGTTGCAGTCGGTGTTGCAGTTACAGTAGGTGTTGGTGTTGCAGTTGTTATAGGCGTTCCATCAGCATTTGCATTAATGTTACCACCTATAATATTTATACTATCATTAACAGCTGTCCCGCATTCAGTACATAATTCTCTCCATTCGGGTGAATTTGAATTATAATAATATGCTTCAACTATATCTAATGTGTGATTAAATCTAATCATCCCAACTTTCGAAATCGCCGGCCTCTGTATTGTTGTTCCATACGGTAGTCTTAAATAACCTTTAAATTCTGCATCTATATCAACATCTAATATACCAGAACCTGTTGTTTCAAGTGTAATGTTTTGATTATTTATTGATTTTAAACCAACGCCGTGACCTGTCATTGTTAATGGTGCAGTATCTGATGTGAACGTAATTTTATCTGTTGTGATTGCAAATTCTACATTAGAACTTCCATAATCCTTTTTCAAATTAAATTTAGAAAAACCAGAAACTTCAGTGCTTGTTATCACTAAGCTACTAATAACACCTAAATTGACATGTTGTAATTTAATATAGTTTTCATATATATTGTCTATAGCTATAGTCAATCTAGCATTAGTTAACGTATCACCGTCATTTACACTCTCTGTAAATGCAGGATCTCCTAACCATATTATAGGTAAATTATTATCGCTACTTCTCTTTGGTTTTAAAATAGAAACAGTGTTTGTACTACCATTGCCAGCATTTACCTCAACTCTATACCACGGCGTATCTGTTAATCCAGCAACACCTTGATCTCCTTGATCTCCTTTTTCTCCTTGATCTCCTTTTTGTCCAGTTGTACCTGGTAAACCTTGATCTCCCGTTTGACCGATTGGCCCCATTGGTCCACCGCCATTTGCTAAAATTTGGTCAAAGTTATAATTGATTTTCCCGAACTTTATAGAGTCAGAATCGCTTGGGTGTAATATCTCTTGAATGTTAATTGCCATTTTAAGACTTTATTTTTATCATAGGTTTAATGTCGTAAGAATACCCTAATCTTTTATTATATATCAATCTAAAATTCATAGGCTTTTGCCTGTGTGATTTATATATGAAATTATTGTCTGGTGTATATTCACCATCACTTAATGACTCAATGTCAGTTACATCTACTATGCTAGATGCAGCTCCTTTAAAACTCCTTGTATATAAAGATATAGAATTCACTACAAATTGTTCAATAATATTTTTATTTATATAAAAGTCAGCATCATCAGAAAGCGTAGTTTTATCACCTGCTGAATTTTCTGCGTTAACGTGTTTCTGAATTCTAGCTAATACACCGTCTTCCTTTAATAACCTAATAGTAGCATCTGTGATATAAAAATCTGCCGTAATTTGTTTATCGTCTTCAAATAACAAAACCTCTGATTTGTTTATCGAATTCTTCATGATATAATTCAATTCTTCATAATCCTCTACAATTTCATATGTAAACGATACAATACTATATTCATTTTTAATTTTCATTAATGTTGAAGCAAAGTATGATCTTTCTTCAGTATTGTCTAGCGTTCCCGGAACACTTTCTGATTTTCCACCAGGAAATGATCTAGTATAATATCCAGAATCCCATGAAGATCTAAACACGTTAATATCTTTTTTAGCAATTGCAATTTCATCAATTGCTGGATACAATGGAAGTTTATCAGAAGATTCAGATAATTTGGTTACACCACTTGGGTTTATTTCATTTACCTTATGATAGAAATGGTTTTTAATAACACCCCAATTCTTATCATGTAAGCCACCGTCCTGTATAAATCCTAAATTAAACGTAGTTCCACATCTATTATATCTTTCATAATATGATTTAGCAGTAGTTAATTCATAACTGTCAGACAATGAATGTTTGTAAAGTTTAGACTCTAATCCCATTTCCCTGTTATCTGCGCTCGCTTGAATTCTATTAGATTTGAAATGAGTGTACATATCAGTAAATGTAATTACTGGTTTAAAATCAACAGTATATGATCCATTGTGTCTTATTAAAAATGGATAATATGAAGTATCTTTTGATGAAACCAAATCATATCCAATAATACCCTTGGATAATTTATGGCTTTTCGGTTTATTGTTATCTTCTTCTATTGAAAGAGTAGCTTGTTTGATTATTTCATTTCCATCCTCAAAGTTGATCGTAAATCTGTTATTATTTACTGTACCGTCCTCTTCTATTGATGTATATGTAATACGGTCATCATCTTTGTTAATTATGTCTGCAACCTCATTAATAGAAAGTTTTTCCAGTACGTTTTTGTATATGTCAATTCCACCACCTACATAATAATATTTAATATTACTTTGTAATAAATTAGGTAAATAAGAGATATCTAAGAAGTCAGTATCATCAATAACATTCACTGGTCTATTTCTAATAGTAATCACATTATCGCTTTCAATAGATGCTATTGAAATTTTGTACATTTTATTACCAGACTCATTAGGGTAAATATCCATTAATATGTCTCCGTATAAGCCATTTTCACCTCTGAGTATTTGATTGTTGAAATCAGGAATAGATCCATCAAAGTTATTAATACCTTCGATTGTATAAGGTGAACCTCCAGTTAAATCAGCAGTGTTCCACTTCAATGCTCCGTCAATTGCTGTATTTGCATATACATAATCGCCAATTGTTTGATCATATATAATTTTATGATTTAATTCATATAATAATTTTCTATTCATATTACCATCTATCCAATAATCACTTAAGTTTAGATTAATAAAGAATATTACAAATTTGAATTTCTTATTTTGAATAACTTCAAATTCTATGTCGTTTTTATTATTATCTGTGTTTGTTTTTAATAAAATACTAAATTTGTATCCGTTAAATTCACTGTTTTTTACAAAATCTACAGCAGTCTTATTAATAAATTCTTTCCTGTTTTTTAATACAACTTTCAAACCTTTAAAAATAGTACTAGCAAAAGATCCGCTAGCTCCGCCGTCAATTGTGGTGTATTTCTTTTTTAAATTAGTTTTGAAGAATGTATTATTAATATCTTCAGTATTTAAATAACCGCTGTCATATTCTCCAAACAATGTAGATATACTTGATGTATCTGCTTCACTTAAGTTTTTCTCAAAACCTTCAGTGATCATGAACTTGTCAAAGTAATCATTATTAGTACTTTTAAATAAGTTAGCAGTTAAATCAAAGTCTTCCATGAAATTAACATAAGAGAAAGTGTCGTTTAAATTGTCGTATTTTAAATACTTTGGTTTTTTGTCCATATAAAACCATTCATGTGTCATATCATCCTTACTACGACCGGTTGCTGTTAAATCTGGTGAAAAATTAGTTCTACCAAAAGCTTCGTTTGTATTTAAATAATAAGGTTGATCTCTAACTGTTAATGAATCTTTTAAAACCCATTTATTAATATTGGGTACTATTCTAGAATTAATAGCAAATTCCTTTAATTGATTTTCTTTTAATCTATCAAATTCACTCGTGATAATTTCAGTAGATTCCTCATATACAGATTCCTCTGTTAAAATTCCAGAAAGATTCGAAAAGTAATTTATAGGCGCCATGTTATAATTATCGTTAAATATATTATTCGCTGATAATTCCGATCCAGGCATATCAAGGTGTTCCTCAATGTTCTGTATTGCATGATCATACGGTGCGTACGCTATATTACTTGTGGTTTCTAAACTAAGTTCTTTTAAATCAGAATTAGATGTATCATAAAAATCAAAGTTCATGTCGTATACGTCATACGCAGAAAATAATCCTATCCTAACAACATCTTGATTAAATACTCTTGCTTCTCCGCTTTCAGAATCTGATTTTGATTCCAATATTAATTTAGATTTGGTAGAATCAAAAGATCTAACATCTTCCACTATATCTAATACCTTATTGTATTTTCCCTTATGTCTTGTTTCTAAATAATCTCCGATCGATATTTCACTAACCGTTGTGTTATCAACATATACTGATTTAGATGTAGAATTACCACCATTTAAATAATGTGCAGACCAATTAGAAAGTACCGTATTATTACCGTTAAATTGTTCTCTTAATTTTAAAATATTACCAGTATCGTGATTACCAACTCTTATGAAATCCACAACATTTGATTTATTAACTAAAACAGTATGTTGTAATAATCTATAACCTGGTATTTTTGTTTTAATATAAATATTTTGGCCAGAATTAACTGCATCTAATTCGCTATCATCCATGTGTATTGCTGAAGCCAACGCCAATGTAATATCGCTGACACTACCTTGATTAGAAAATAAATTACCTTGATACGTTCCCTTGTCTAATGCATATGAAGCAACATACGTTCTATTTTGAATTTTAATGTTTGATTGTATTTGATCAACTCTTATAATAGAACTTATTGCACTTGAGATATACATATTTAAATCTCCTAAGTTTGTTTGACTTTCAGTTATAACAAATGATTTCGTTGCATCGTCTACTGTTAAATCTAGGTACTTGTTTAAATCAGGTAATAATGCCCATGCATTTAGTATACTTGTTTTTGTATCATTTAAAGAGTTGTTTTCAAATAATATACCCGTGTTAAAAGAGAATTGC